ATGCTTGGGGGGGGGGCAGTTTTTCTGTAAGGGGCTGCAGCCGTATTTGTGTTTGCAAAAGCGGTGCAAGAATTTATGAATGTTTCTTGGGAAGCAGTTGCAATGGCCGTAGTATCAATGTTAGCTCTTGTAGGTGCGTTAGCATTGGTAGGTCTTATTGCATCGGGTCCGCAAGCAATGTTTTTATTGGCTGGAGCTGCTGCTATGTTAGTCATAGCAGCTGCAATATATGTTTTGGGTAAAGCTATTCAAGAAATGGCTACTGGATTTAAGATGATGGGTGATATAACAACCCAACTTACGGGATTGGTTAATATTGCACCCGGATTACTTGAATTAGCTGGTATATTTGGATTATTAGGTTTATCTTTAGTAGCTTTAGCAGTAGGTCTTGCGGCAGTTAGCGCTTTTTTACCAACACTTCTTATATTGGGGGCAGTTCTACCATCAATTACAAGCGCATTAGGTATTGGTGGAGGTTCATCTGAAACTATATCATCTGATACAAAGAAATCAGACCCATTACTAGAGGAAATTAGAGGGTTAAGAGCAGATATTAAGGCACAACCAATTAATGTGGTATTAAATAATAAAATTGTTGGTGAAATAAATAGAGCATCCAGAGCATCTAATAGTTATGTAAATAAATAATTGGGGATGAATAATGGCGTTGACAGATTTAAAATCAGATTTATCAAAGTTTAGAAGGCCTATTGAAAGACCTATAATAGATACTCAATCGGTTGAAATAAATCGTAAGAGTAATCTTACACCCCTCTCTGATTTAAGTGATAAATTAACCCCCCAAACCCCTCTCAAAGAAACACCCGCAAAAAGTGTAGTAACACCAAAACCATTTGATAATACTGAAAAGTTTAAGGGTCAAACTACACCCAATTATGAAAAAATTGAAAAGTTTAGAGGTGAAACTACGCCAATTCCAGCAGATAATACTGAAAAGTTTAGAGGTGAAACTACACCAAAACCATTTGATAATACTGAAAAGTTTAAGGGTCAAACTACACCCAATTATGAAAAAATTGAAAAGTTTAAAGGTGAAACTACACCAAAACCATTTGATAATACTGAAAAGTTTAGAGGTGAAACTACACCAATTCCAGCAGATAATACTGAAAAGTTTAAGGGTCAAACTACACCAATTCCAGCAGATAATACTGAAAAGTTTAAAGGTGAAACTACACCACTAATAGTAGCAGATACACCAGAAAAGGTTGGTTTTAAAGTAGAACCGATTAAACAAAAAAATAAATTAGAAGAATCACAACCTTTACCAAAAATATCAAAAGTTTTGCCCCAAAATGATAATGTATTAAAAAATTTTAATCTTAATGGGTTGAGTGAGGCTGGAAGATATGCTAATGAGAATATTAAAGAAAACATTTTAGAATCTAATTTCTCAAACCAATCACCTATTGTTGGGACGGGTAGAAATAATCAAACTCAAAATTTAGAATCTAATTTCTCAAACCAATCACCTATTGTTGGGACGGGCAAAAGCGGTCTGAATGAAAGTTTAGAATCTAAATTTTTAGGTCAAACCGAACCAAACAAAATGAGTCTAGAATCTAAATTTTTAGGTCAAACCGAACCAACTATAGTTGATACATCGGAAAAGTTTAAAGGTCAAACCGAACCAACAAATTTTAATTTTTCACCAAACTTTACAACCATTGAACCAAATAAATTCAATACAATATTGGATAAAGACTCTCAAGCAATAACACCAACTCCTGTAGATTTTTTTTCAAATACTGATTCTGTTGGATTTACACCAAATGTAAGACAGATGAAAACTGATTTTGTTGATGCTCAAACAGCAAATACATTTTCAGAAAGAATAAAAAATTCAAAATTAAAAACAGTAAACTTTTTTTCAAACGAAGATGCTGTGGGGTTCACCAAAAACTTTAATCCTGGAAGTAAATCCCAATTTAGAGGAATTGATATATTATCAAATGAATTCACATCAAATAAACCTACAACTCAATTAGGTTTAGTAAGCTTTTTTCCAAACGATGGTGCTGGTGGATTTACAAAAAACTTTGTTGATAAAACAAAATCACAATTTACAGGTATTAGTTCTGATGGGGAAAAATTCACATCGCCCAAAGTAACTTTTAGTGGTGATTTTGGACTTTCTTTTTTACCAGGAAGTAAAATAAAATTAGAAGGTTCTGCTGCAAAGTATTATCAAGTAGGTAGTCAAAAGTGGCAGCCTGGTGGTAAACGATATGAAGATAAATATGTAAGTATTGGTGATTTATTAATAAAAGAAAACTCACCATCATACTTAACGAAAATATATGATCAATTTAATTTAAAAGATGATTCTTTTAATCCATACCCCCTATTTTTCAGACAACCTTTTATTTTAAGGGGAATACAACGAAAAGGTAAAAAAGAACCTCAAAAGTGGGGATTTGGTTTAGGCAGTGTTGATAGTATAATGGGTGTTGATTTAATCAGAGGTGGTGTATTAACATCAACTGAAAGAGCATTGGTGGATGTTGCAAGAATAGGACAATTTATATTATCACCAAAAGGATTGGTTTGGTCTGTAATGCAGGTTGGTATGCAGCTTACAAATAGATTTAACAAAATATGGACACCCGCAAACTTACTTATTGCTGTTGGTGGGCAACACATTGGACTAAAACCAAAAAGGCATGGATTATTACCATTTGATAAAATAGATTTGGGTAATTATGAACTACCATTTGGTTTTGGATATGCTACTAAATTAGAAGATTTTAGAAAAAATAGTATTATTTTGGGGAGATTGGGTAATTTTGGTTCTAACGTTTTGTTAGAAAGGCAATTCGGTGGACCTGAAAGTGTATATGGTATTGGTATATCAACTATTAGAACATCAACCAATACATTCAGTAATCCTGAAAAAACATATGGAGATACTAAAGCCGGATTCGTTCAAAAATACAATCCAATTTTTGAAAAACCAATTGAGTTAGATATACCACTTCCTAAAGGATCTATAAAAATACCGGCGGCTATAAAAATACCAAGAGATGTTGATAAACCATTTGAAGATACCTACGGAAAATCAGTTCCAACCACCAATGATGAAAAATTAAAATTTGGGGTTGCTGCAAAATCATATGATAACGATAATAATTCTACATTTGGATATGAACAAATGTGGGAAGGTGATAATTACGCATCTAATACATTAAAAACTGGGGAAGAGGTTTTAAGCTATAGTAAAATACGAGAGTTTACAGAAGGAGGACCCTATAAAACCTCCTACAACGATTTCAGAACCAAATATAAAAAAGACGGAAAGAAAATACAGGAATTAAAAAAAGGTATTCATAAAACATATTTTGGTGAAGATGGAAAAGATTACTATAAGGATTACAACATAGAAAAACGAGTAAAGCTTGGCAAGTCCGATGAGTATTTTAATAATAACTCCAACGAAACAGTTGCAAAATTAAATCCTGATTTGATTAGCTTAGGATTTAAGCAACTGGGTGATACTAAATATGTTCAATTCAGAGGAACTGTTAATTCAATAAGTGAAACATTTACACCTAATTGGACAGAAGTAAAGTATAGTGGAAGGGCAGAAAACGCATATATATACGATACATTTACACGAGAATTAAACTTTGGATTTAGGGTTTACGCATACACCGCAAAAGAATTATTGATAATGTGGGCAAGATTGGGGCATTTATCAAAAATGACAATGCCAAGTTATGTTAGTGGTAATGGTTACTACGGGCATATAATACAATTTACTTTGGGAACAATGTATAAGGATTTTCCCGCTTTAATTTCAACATTACAATACTCGGTACCTGATGAATTTACTTGGGAAATTGGATTAAATAAGGATGCAAATGGTAACGAGCTTCCAATGGGTGTAGATGTTACAATTGGATTAAAGTTATTGGGTCACACTTTACACCAATCTTATAAAGATAATGGTGAACTAGAATCTTTAGAATCTTATTATGATGTAAAATAAAAATATAACAATGAACAGATATAACACACCATTTAGATTTTTTGATAAAAAAGGTAAGCAATTTTATCCAACTTTTATATACCCAATAATAGAAGAAAAATCATCCGATATATATATTATAGGTTCTTATTCGGATAGATTGGATAATTTAGCTTGGACATATTATAAAGACCCAACCTTATGGTGGATAATCGCAGAAGCAAATAATATTGGTATGGGAAACTTATTAGTTCCCGTTGGGAAACAAATAAGAATACCAATTGATATACAACCGATAATTCAAGAGTACAATATTTTAAATTCAATAAATATAAATAACTAAATCTATATGAGTGAATCTAAAATTGAAATAGGAAAAAAGACGGTATCTGATGCTGTATTTAGAAAATCTGTTGGAGCTTATAATCCAGGTCCTTTTATAGCTGAAAGAAGGGCTTATGCTATATTTAGAGCTACGGGTAAGGGGGTGTGTGGAGCAGGAAAAGAAAAAATTGAAAGTTCTGAGGTTTCTACCTCCAACTATGAATCTATTTTATCGAATGAACCCGGAAAACGGCAAGTTCCACCACCATCACTAACATCAGTTGATTGGTCAACCGATGCAGCAAATGATATAATAGATGCTTATTTATGGAAAGCAACAGTTAGTTTTACTTGTTATAGTCCTGAAGATTTTGCTAATTTAGATAGTAGTTTTTTTAGACATTTAAATGAAGTAGCATTAACATTGGGGTGGATTACTTCTGGAAAAACAAATAGTGTAACAATTTATGGTAACATTGTAGATTATCAATTTTCAATAAATGAAAAATTACATTATGATTGTTCAGTTACATTTGCTGGAGCACATATACAATCTGCCGCAGCTTTTAATACCGCTGCAAAAAAGTCTGGTGGGGCTTTATTAAAATTTGGACAATCAGAAACTACTGAGGGATTTAGTATTCGACCACAATCTATTGTTGGTATTTTAAGAGCTCAGGCGGAAAAAGAACTTGGCGTAACTATTCCTGGTAATGAAGCAAACCAAACAGCCCAAGCGACCAACCCAGCAACAAGTACAAGTGGAACGGGTTTGGGTAATGCGGCGGCACAAGCAAAACCAACAACCACGAGTACAGGAACGACAAGTACAGGAACGACAAGTACAGGAACGACAAGTACAGGAACGGCCGTAACAACAACTAAACAAAAAGAAGGAGAAGAAACCGGTGAAGGTGGTGGGTATGCTACAGGTAATAATCATTTTTGTAAAGCAACGATTACAGTTCCTGATTCTTCTTGGGTTACATATATTCCTTTTGTTGATGATGTTCAAGAAAAAGAATTTTTTTATGTATCGTTTGGCAAATTAATTCAAACTATTAATGAAAATATAACAAATTCAAGTAGTGATTTTGAGGGTTTCTTTTATTTTATTCCACCGGATTCTAAAGACAAACTAACCCATCATTTATGTAAATCCGCAAACCCCACAGCTTTAATAAATGGTTGGAGTGCTGTATATAGTACAACATTAAATTTATATCCAGGTGGAACGGATTTTTATATATGTTTCTCGGAATTAGAAAGAATAGAAGAAGAAATTAGAAGAGATAAGTCAGATACACCCCATTTAACAAAAAAATCAATATTACATTTTCTTAAAAAAGTGTGTGGTATTATAAATGAAAATTTGGGAAATGCTGTTCAAATGGAAGTTATACCATACAATCAGGGTGGAGATGAAAATAATAAAAAATATGGATATGAAATTACTGATAGAAAAACAGTAATTAAACCTACTGTATCACATACCGTAGTAAATCCTTTGCAGTTAGGTTCTTTGGTTAGAAGTATAAATGTACAATCAACAACTGATTCTGAAATGGCCGCAATAGCCCTTTCGGCTGCTCAAGGTGGTGATGGTTCTTCTACAATTATTAAGGGGGGTCTTTTTGGTTGCTCTGATGCTGCTGCAGATGCGGTAATAAAACCGACTGATGTAACAAAAGAGGCTGATGCCAAGTATGGTGCTAAACCCGGCGAAATAAAAGGACAAGGAACTGCTGTTGCGGATGCTAATGGAAACACTATAATAGCCAATGGAGCGGTATATATTCCGGCAATGGATAACGTATCTAACAATCAAGCTCGTAACTATGCAGTTGCTCAGGCTAATCAAACCGGCGTCAACAACGAAGCCCAAAAAACACCCGAAGTACAACTTACTGATATGTTTGCGGCCTATTCGGTATTTGATTCGGCTGTTGTATCTGATACTTTAGTGGTAATGAAAAAAATTTGGGGAAGTAATCCTGGACAAATAAATGGATATTCTTATGGTGTTACAGTTACAGTTACTGTTGATGGTTATGCAGAAAATTTATTTGGACAAACATTTAGAGTCGCAGGATTACCATCAATGTTAACGAGAAACAATGTTTATTTTGTTGTTTTAAAGCAAGGGCATAAGTTTTCAAATGGTGATTGGACAATGGATTTAGAGGGGCAAATGATGTTTGATTTTAATGGAAAAACTGCACCAAATCCACCTATAGCAGAAGGTATAACACCAAGTTACGCAGCGGGTGCTTCAAACATAAATGAATTCGACTTAACAGGAGATTGGATAGAAATAGCTATGAATGTAATTCAAAAGGAAGAAGGTGGTATCCATACCGGCCCGGGAGGATTGTATAACGGAGTACCCCAATGGGATGAAAACCATCTTAGAGCTGGATTTGGAACAGATAGAAAATTAGTAAATGGGCGGACTATAGAAGTAAATGAAAACACAAGATTTACTCTTCAGGAGGCATTGGATACATTAAAGTATCAAATTATAAAAGATTTCGCTCCACCCATAAAAAGGGATTTAGGTGAACAAAATTGGAACAAATTAAGCGATAGTCAGAAAGCAGCTTTAGTAATTTTGGGATACAATACTGGTCCTGGTATCCTTGGAAAAAAATACAGGAATGGGAACTCTTGGGCAAACCAAATCTATAACGGTATTCTTAGCAATAATTATCCAGCTGCAGCTCAGGGTATTAGAAATGGGCCCACAACAGGGGCAAAGACAGGTAAATTTTATCCGGCATTAGCTGAAAGAAGAAGGCTAGAGGCCGATATTTTCCTATCGGGAATTAATTCCACTCAACACGCAGGT